CTTGCTACAAATATGTGTGCTCCGCTTCCAGTGAATGTGGTCCAAGGATACAACCCACCTTCGTCCCACACTGTAACCATTGTAGCAGGACTTGTTCCCAATGTTTCAGTTGAACCACTCTTGTCAATGAGGTAACTGTTGAGAACATCTGATTCTGTTACTGCACCGCCACGGGCATAAGCAATCAATCCGTCATCGTTCAACTGTCGTGTAGGTAAAGCATTGGTTCCATCTACGGCAACACCGCCTTCCAGGATGTTGATGTTGAGAGGATTGCCTACATCATTTTTGACTTCGATCTCGGGCAGGGTGCCTATGTTGACTGTGCCGTCAACTGTTTGTGTTGCTGGGAAGTTATCAACACTCACAGTTCCATCAACTGTTAAACTACCGCCGTTGTCAGTGACTGCTACGGGCTGATTAATGCTAACTGTTCCGTCAACAGTGATCACGTTGCCGCCGTCGTCTATGCTGATGGACCCGCCGCCGTCGCCTATTATCCACGGATCAGTGCCTTGTAGTACTGTTGTGGTTTCAAGCGCCGCAAGAGTTTCGGCTGTTAACCCTACTTCATCTACAACAACATCACCTGAAATAGTCACCTGACCGCCATCAACTCTAACACGAACTACAGGTTTGCCTGCTGCGTCATACTCCATGGCTTTATGCAGGTTAAGTAGGTTTGTTTCCTGTGGATGTTCGTATGCTGTGGTGTTGTCTCTACTAGTGTCTGAACGATCTACCATGATTTATGTCCAAGGACGACCTTGTGTCAGGACATCCCCATCACCTGTATTGTCCGTAACTGTATCACCTACATAACGAGTTGGTAGGATTGTAACATCATATGTGTTTAAACTTCTATAGTAAGGCTTTGTAGTATCACCACCTGCTTGCTTTTTCAACTGTGCAATATCAAGCATCATTTCCTGACTCTTCTGTCTTGTGGCTTGATTGCGATCTGCACTTACTGTAATAATATCACCTGCTTCAATGCCTGCATTTACAAGTGTAGTACCACTGTCATCTGTGCTGTCTTTCACAAGTCCATTTTTGTGAATACTAACACGACCATAATATGCACTGTCTAGTCCTTCGTCACTAATAATAGCAGTGCGAAGTTGTGCTATTGTTTGCCCGTTGTCAATGGTCAAGTCATTTAACAGTCCTGTGAGACCTTTGTACTTAATTGCTATGTTTGCCACGTTCCCACTCCATCTGTGTTAGTGTATTATATAAACTGTGACTTTGACTCACGCGGAGATCCGCTGGATGTTTTGGCCCATTCACACCCCCACCTGCATGATCAGTGACTGCGTCAATGTCAGCATATTTTTCTTCTGGAGTGTTACTGTATTGTTTACCTGCCATACAGCCACAGCCACAGTCATCGCTGTGCAGGTCTTCTATCTGCTTGAAGTGATTTTTGTCAGCAGAATAGCCCTCCTCCTCATTTTGGATTTGGGCTAAAAAATGCTTTAGGTTTTGTAAAAGTTCTTTTCCGTGCATAACATATTTATGCTATGCACACAGGCTTTATTGAACTTGTAGTGTCATTGTAACAGGAATGCTTGAACCAACTTGTACATTTTGACGTGCAGTTCTTGCACTCACAGTCAAGCCTTCAACATCAATAACAATGTTATTGTGTGAGAACACTTGCTGTTGCTGTGTGCTATACGAAGTTGAACAACGCTGTTCTTGACGATAGCCTACAATCTGCTGATTGTTTCTCTTGTTTTGTGAACCAAGGAGGCCTCCGATCAGTGCACCTGCGGCACCACCGTTGTCTACGTTTTTAGTAACATTGTTACCAATAACACCACCAATGATTGCACCTTCAAGATCAAGTCCAAACACACTGCTACCACTACTACCATTGTTGCCATAAACTGGAACATCAACAGTGTTACAAGATTGTGTTGGAATCTGCTGTGATACTGTTTTGTACACAGGATTCACACTTTTTACAACACCAGTAACATTGTACTGTTCTGCAATAGCATTAGTAACATTAAAAGCAACAAGTGCAATACCAATTGCAGTAGCAGTAATCATCGAACGTTTCATTTCTATCTCCTATTGAAACTGTTTAACTATGTATAGTATAAGATACTGTTGTATTTTGTCAACCTATTTTTACACTTCAAACTCAACTTCTAGTGCAATTTTTTTGTAGTCAGTGACATTGCCTTCAAGTACAACACCATTAAATTGCTTTGTAGGTTTATACACAGCCCTGTTTACAAATGTATGAGTGTGCATTGGATTGTAATAAGGCATTTCTTCTTCGAACATTTCAATACTTTTTGTCAGCACATCAGCACTAACCATTTTTTCTAAATGATATCTAGCAGTGGAATCACTAATATTGTTATCGTCTGCAAAATCTTGTACTAGTGTGCTTTCAATTGGAACTGGAAACTTAAACATTTATCTCTCCTCAACGTTAACTCTCATTTATACTTTAGCACATCTACACATGCTGTCAACCTATTTTGTCAAAAAAAGTGCAAGGCCGGTCGCGACCAAACCCTGCACAAGTTTCTTGTTATTATTGTAAGTAGATTTTATTTTTTGTTAAAAATGTGATATAAAATCCAAACAGCAACGAGGCCGATCAAACCTTGTTCACTGAATCCACCAATGATATTTTGTATATTGGCAATCACTGAAATGTTTGGCCAGAACGGAATGCCCTGTCCATTAAAAAGAACCTCAGCAACAACACCCAAAGCAATGAGTGCAATACCAAGATCAGTAAGGCCTGCGGCCCAACCTTTTATTTGTTTTACTATATCCATTTTATAGTTCCTTTCCTTTAAGAAAGCCGGCTGTACAGTCCTTTTGTTTTGGACCGTGTGTTATTTAAAGAGGGGAATTTGTGTAGTTAAAACAGCACATTTGGTATACAATGCCGTAAGACGTGGTATTTTTTTAAGTTATATGCTATTAGAATAATAATCTGCGGTGTATTTGAGCAGTTGACGCATCTCTTTGGAGTTTGGCTCAAACACCTGACGATAACGTTGATAACTTGGAAGGTCCTGTTTGTGTGCTTCTGGATTGCGCAACACCTGCTCTGGATTGTCTAGATCTTTAATCTCACTGGCAAGGTCACTGGCATATGCCATCAGTTCATGTGGATCAGCTAGATAGTCTCTCATCCAATCCATTGGATCGCCAGTCTTGGCCATTTTCTCTTGACCTTTTTGATGCCCACTTTTAATCTTGTCTATTTTATTAAGTCCAACTTTTTTGTATTGGTTCCAGTGTATGGTTTCGTGCGCCAACATACGCATTACAATCTGCTTGAATGTCTTAGGACCATAACGACCTTCTAAGTTTTTTGAAAACAGATATACTTCCATAAACGGACCTTTTTTGTCAATGCCGGCCATTGCACTGATCCATTCATTTGGATCTTGTCTTTCCTTGGCACTGGCAATGAATTCTATAGGCAAGTCATTGTCGTTGTTGCTGTTGAGGATTTCTTCAAGTTCAAAGATATCGTCTACATCATTGTTGTCGTTGAGATACTCGCCATACTCTTCAATGCTGAGATCAAGTATCTGTTCTACTTGATCCATAAATTCAACATCAGGTGTGACTCTTGCTTCTGTAAGTTCTCTTATTAGCATTATGTATTTATTGCTGTACTGGACTAGGACCGGCACTATCTTTTTGGTAAAACCAACCTGCTAGGCTGTAGCGAGGGTATGGAGCAATGTAACTAACAGGTGAGATAAAGTGTTTGTTTGCTCGCTTGCCCACTGTCTCACTCACATCCATGATTGTGAGTCTGTTGCCAAAAGGCTCAATGCTATCTTTAATTGTGGTCTCATCTTCGTTCATGATACACAATTGTCCACCCCAGTGTGCTTTCCAATCAGGGTTAAAGTAAAAGATATACGCACACCAACGTGCAGGATCATGATGCGGGTTAAGCCAGTTGTCATAGCCATAATAACTGTAACTGGGCTGTTTGGTTTCCATGTTTGTAAAACCTGTTATCTCACTAACAATATCATGGAATGTAGGAGTAGGTTTGCTTAAACTATAATCCTCACACACCACTCGAGTGAATTCTGTGCTCAGTGGGAATTTTAATGGAAACACCATATCTTGTTCTGTGTGTATCCATTTTGCTCTGTGCCAATATCCAAACTGTTTGCTGGCTTCCTCTTTGTATTCATCACGTATGGCATCGTGGTCTAGTGTGTCCATTTTTGCTTGTGATATTTTTTGATGGCTATGTCCAGCACAGCCCCAATAGCCATAGTCAATTTCACGCACACTACGATAGAGTTCTTTAATGTAACGTTCTTCGAGTATGTCATCCACATGACAATAGCGATGTTCTGCAAATTGTACTTTTGCACGTTGTATGTTTGTAGTATTAAACATCAGTCCCAACGATAAAAAATGTGATCATCAATCTTGGTGACCAGTGTTATTGTTTTGTTCCAGTCTGGATCAACATAGTCTGCATGATAGTGTGTTGCACCTTCAACTAGTCCACTGTACTTATTAAACACCATAACATTAAATGCTATGTCTTGAGCCACACGCCATGCATGATTGTTTTCTTTGGATATAATCTCGTCTGCTTTGCCATCGCAATACCAACTAAACTGACAACGATGTTTTACAGGATAAAAGATACGATCTTCATCTGTAAGAGTTGGATCTTTTTTAGTTTTCCAACTTTCACGAGTAGGACCTTCCTGTGTTACTTCGCAAACTGTGTTTGGAAAACGTGTATCCTGCACACGATTCATAACCACTCTGGCAACTGCAATTTGTCCTGCTTTGCTTTGGTTGTTTGCTTCAAAGTAAATGTTTCTTGACATACACTCAAGTTCGTCTGGGTGTACTTTAGTGCCACCATTGTAAGGAGGCTTAAAGTTTTTATCTTCTTGTGCAATTGCTGCTTCAATAAAACTAACGTCAATTCCGCGGTCTTGTGCAAGAAATGCAACTGCTATACTAATAAACACTGCTGTCGTTATAACGCCAACAAACTCAAAGAACCGAAACATCTGCATCTCCAATAGTTGTTTAACTATTACAGTATACACTAGTCAGACATCCTGTCAACCGTTTTGTTTGCCAACTTCTCTATCATAATCTTGTTGTGAAACAACACCTTCACGCAATAGTTTAGCTCGATTTACTAAATGTTTGGCAGTGATTTCTTCTTTACTACCACCAAAATATGGCACGGCATGTCCTTCTTCGATGAGGATTTGTGTTACAGTGCGTCCATCTGCTACTCGAAAATCTCCAAGTATTCTTCCAAACTTGCCCTTCATGTCCTCACCTTTGCGGTCTTCTGTAGTGATTAGTTTGCCGCCATCTTTCATGAGGTCTTTAAGACGTGCTTTGGCTGCTTCGCCAAACAAGTCTTCTACTTTGTCTCTTGTGCGTGACTCTGGTGTGTCAATGCCCACAATACGAACACGTTCGTCCTTTAAGCATACGCCAAATCCTAGGTCAATATCCACATCTACAGTATCACCGTCTATCACTTTGATAACGGTTACGTCATATTCATTTTGTTGCATGTGGTTCTCTCCTCCGACTGCAATTTATCTTTTTGCGCTACCCCAAACTTCTGTACTAGGAACACGAACAAATCTTTCCCGTGTATTACCGCCATCTGGATTTGGTATTGTCAACATAACACGTTTAAACGCTTTGTGTGCTGCCATCTTATTTGCACCTTCTGCAACGCTTCCGCGATATTCTAAACGCTGTGCTTTACTGATACGGGCACCCATGCGATTTGGATTTTGGTGTGTTATGCCTTTTGAAGTTTGTGTTGCTCTTGAACTTTTCTTACCCATAATTGAATACTCCTCGTTGATATATTTATATAAAAAAAAGCACCAATAATGGTGCCTAGTTTAATGGGTATTTATTCGTTGGTCTTTCTCTCCTAGTGTCATGATCACTAAATGCTGAAGATGGAAATTTGGTCCTGTCCCTATGCAAGTATTTATTTGGAAAAGTTGGCACTTCTGTTTCAAGGCAGTACCCGCCCATGCTTACCTATTTCTAGGCAGCCATTGCCATTTCTGGCGCATAGTTATCATTTGCAACTATAAGTTTTCTTCGCGTTAACCGAGCTTAGATCCGGACAACTCCACTTACCTATTAACTACCTGTCGATCCTAATTTCGCCCCCATCATAAGCACACTCCGTAAAATGTGTTTATGGTGGAGGCGTCCGGTACCGCCCCGGAGTCCAGTCTAGTGTTGAGTTTGCTTCAACATTGTACAGTATTTATAACACGGTTTTACAGTGTTGTCAACTATTAATTACGACCCATGTGCTTGCAGCCAGTGTCTCTGCTTATCCAATCCATAAGTTTGAGTAATTTCTTACGCAGCCTTACTAACATCTTCCTGTTGTCCTTGTAGTGGATTTGCAGGATCAACTCCTAAGAAGTTGCCCCACTCTGCATAGTAATGACGCATTCCAACTTCATCATGTATAGTTGAGTTCTCATGTCTGCCGTGCAATATATTTCTAGATTCTGTGCCTTCGCGCATTGTTGTACCTTGTCCTGCAACACCAATTAAATCTTCGTGTAGGTTGCGTCCAAAAGGACCCCATATGCTGTTGTGGTGTTTAATTCTAGTCTGTCTTTCTTCGGGTGTGTCTTTGCGTAGTCCATAACCTCTAAATTCAATAAGCACACGGTTTGGCCCAAGCGGTGTGACGCTGTCGCTTCTATAAGCACTGCCGCGGAGGTTGAAATTGAATCCTGGGAATAGGTCAACCATGTACCACTGGTTGGGCGGCAGATTGGGAAAAGATAGGTCCCCGCGATCTTCAAACCCATCATACTCCTCATAGTTGACTGTAAACGAACTGACGTTAACGTGTCCGTTATCAAAGGGTATGTTCTTCCTTGCAAAGTATTCATCATTGAATCCACTCACTCTATTAAAGTAGTGCATAAAGTCGTGATAGAATTCACTGTTTGTGTCATGCCACAGTTTGTAGTTTGTGTCTATGATTGCTTTGTGGTAATGAAAAACTTCCATTTCTTCTGTGTCAATAGCATCAGCAATACAATCAAATGCACCTGCTGTCCATTCGTCTACACTACAATCCGGATACTCGTTTAGTGTAACCCATACCATACCGCCATGATAAACTTCACAGTGTAGTTCTTTGCCAGTGGCTTCGTTGCTGATCATGTTGCCTGCTACGCTGTGTATGTTATCTGCAAAATATGCTTTTACACCATTGCCTGTGTTCCAAGCAACCACACGTTGTCCTGCAATTTGACTTGTTCGAAAGTCACCTGTGTTGTACATCTCACTGATGTGACACATGGGCACCCAAACTTTACTAAAGATGTGTTCTTGTTCCTGCGTATATAGATAATGACTGTTGTAAGCATCACTGCTGATGTGTTCTACTTTAGGTGTTGCTGTCCAATTTTTATGATTGCGAGGTGGCATCTAGATCTCCTTGTATATAAATATTTACATATTAACAACCATTTGGTCAATGTTTTATTATCTATTAGGATATAGCGTGTGTCTATTAAACAAAAAATAAAAAAGTGGTTTACAATAGATCATGTAGTAGATTTAACT